GTTCACCAACATCAATCCAATTACTCTCACTATCAACATCACGTGTCATCTTCTGAAATTCATAGATCGATAAATCTATAGCCTCCTTCTTTGATAATTTACTTTTATCCAAAATCCTATATTTCTCACCAGTATTACTTTTCTCTCTGATGATAGATTTATCTACCTTAGGTTGGACTCTATAAGCATGACCAGTCATACGATTAAAGAAAGCATCTGCATATGTTAGAGATTGAATATCAACATTGAAATCATTAGTAGTATAAATCATCAATTCAGCAGTAGAAAAAGTATTTTTATCAGATAATGCAGCCATATGCAAATGTTGAGGAAAAGTATTACAAGATCGTATCACCTCAAAAATTTCTGGATTAGCTGTTGTCTTGTCATCTTTCTTTTGGAAAGCATCATCATAAATAATAATTTTTTGATTTTTATAACCATCCCAAAATTCAGTTTCAACTTGTCTACCATAAACATGATGTTTAAAATCATCTTTACCAATCAATCCCATTTTACGAAGAACATCAATACACAAAGGATAAACCATTTCTGTTTTTCCAATACCAGATTCGCCAACAAGCCACAAACATATTGGTTTCATCTTGGGACCACCTCCTTTTACCGGAGATCGAGTAACATACTGATACAATTCACGAGCTGGAACCAAAGTCACAGCTATCAAACGAGAAATTTCCTTATCATGTTCCAATAATTTATCAGCTTGATATGCTAAACCCTTAATATACAGCTCTTCCACTTTATTCGCTACATTTATATCTGTATCAATTTTATTACGCTGATCCAATTCAATATATTGACGTACTTCTTCAGCCCAAGCTTTAATTTCCATATGTTGATTTTCAAAACGCTTCAATTCTTCACCCGATTTACCTAAAATCAACATCTTAACTTCATCCAAAGCAATATTAAAATACTCAGAACAATAATCATATATTCTTTTTGAACCACTCACGGCTTTTGGAATTCTATCTAAACGCAAAATAAAACTATCCCAATCTTTCTTTCCAGGTATCTTTTTAATTGCAACAAAAGCTAAAACAGAAAACAAAATTTTACCACAAATAGAGAACCAAGGATGATAAACAACATCTTCTGTATTCATTTGCGTAACTATAAATTTACCTTTAAGTTCGGTAATAAGATCTACAACAGATTGATCAAAACCATAAAATTTTACCACAAAGATTAAAATAATTGCTAAAGCCAATTTGTATTTTTCCATCCGCATCATCAAACTCACTATCAAACAAACCACTACAACTTTTGTAATATCTTCACACATTCCTTTTACAGAACTCGTAGTTTGCAATATGGTAGCTTGAATATTAGCTTGTAAACCAGGCAAAGAATTTTCCAAAAAATTGCACATGCGATTGAGATTAATGTTCATATCATCCAATTTGAGTGGTGTAGAATGTAAAGCATTTTAATTCCAC